TAAATCAACTAGCTGGTAAAACTATTACCGGTACTTTAACTCCTGGTAATACCAATGATATTCCTACCAGTTTTGCTGTTAATAACTGGGTTATTGGTTTAGTTGATGCTTTGGGTGGTTTTGTTGCTATTGCAAACGAAGTTAGTTTTCCAAATAGCAATCCAGATCCCAGCGATAACCCAGGTACTGTTGTCAGCGTGGCTGATGCAGGCGGTTTGGTAATTAACGGTAGCGGTATTTCTACTAGTGCTCAAACTGTTGGTGGTTCAACTGTAACTATTACAGGATTTCCTTCTTCTCTTTACAGCACTACTTTGCCTACTGGTGTAGGTATTCAAGTACAAACTACTGCAACACTTAACACTTATACATATCACAAAATTATTGCCAGAGAAGAAGACGTTATTCGACTAACTGATGACATCAACGATTTCTTTGCTCGGTATCGGGTTGGTACTACTAACCCAACTATTGATTTGGATGCTGGTGACCTGTTCTTTAACACCACTACCGGCAAAATGCTGGTTTACGACGGCTTAACTAGTAGTTGGGAAGAAGTTCAATCAATTGGTAACTTCTTTATTAACACCTTAAGCAGTAGCGCTGGTACTGGTGGTGGTAGTGCTTCGTTCAACAGTACTGCTTATCGCTTTACTCTGAGCAATCCTCCTTTGTTTGCTCAACAACTCCTGGTCAGTATTAACGGTGTGGTGCAGAAGCCCAATAGCGGTACCGCTCAGCCTGCCGAGGGTTTTGTCATTGACGGCAACGACATTGTTTTCAGCCAAGCCCCTGCTACTAGCTCACCGTTCTTTATCGTGACTCTAGGGTCAACGGTGAACATAGGCACCCCCAGTGATGACACTGTGAGTACCGCCAAGATTCAAAACGGTGCAGTAACGACTGCAAAGCTTGGTAGCAACCTCACTGTTGACCTTGACTCTGGCACTGCAGCTGCACCCAGTCTGACGTTTGATGCCAATACAGGTCTTTATAGCCCTGGTGCAGACCAAGTAGCCATCTCAACTAATGGGTCGGGGCGTCTCTACGTTGATGCGAGTGGGAATGTTGGCATCAATAAATTTGCACTATCTCAAACTTTCCACGTTTTAAGCGCTTCAGGCGGCACCACTGCTCGGTTTGAAAATAGCTCTACCGGTAATTTTATTGATTTCTTTGAGACCGGTGGTGGCACTCGCATGGGCTACATCGGTCACGTAACTGCAACCGGAATGTTCGTGCATAATGATAAAAACGGTCCAATCGTATTCGATACCAATAACACCGAGCGGATGCGCCTGGACTCCAGTGGTCGCTTAGGTCTGGGGACTAGTAGCCCTAGCTGGCTTTTACAAGTCGCTGGCAATGCAGCAGTCATTCAAGAGGACTCTTTCCTTGGGGTGGATGCCACCACCAGTCCACGATTAGGCATCGTTAAAAAATCTGGAGCATCTCCTGTATTTGCTGCTGGTAGTGCAACTGCAATTACGTTTTCACATTCTTCTGCTTCTGACATAACTGGAGTAAGCAGCAACACTTACACACCGCGTTTAACTATTGACACTTCAGGTCGCGTAGGGATTGGCACTACTACAGTTACAGATAAATTAACTCTTGCACATTCAGACGCTACTGGCATTACATTTAAGGCCACAGGTACAGATGGCGCAACATCAGCAAAAATAACTTTTGAAGACACCGCAGGAGGAACCGGTGGCGTTCTGACGTTTGACCATAACGACAATTCCTTCAAAATTGCTACTGCGGGAACAACAGAACGCGCCCGCATCGACTCCAGCGGCAGGCTCTTAGTTGGCACGTCTTCCACGTCTACTGATTGCCGCGCTTTATTTCAGGCTCGGTCTGGCTCCAGCACAACAAATACGACTGTTGTGTTTTCTGGAGGCAATTCTGCACCAGCAACAAATGAAGGCTTAGGTTACCTTGCCTTTTCTGACTCTACACATACCTTATCTGCTTGGGTAGCAGGAGAACGCGATGGTGGCACTTGGAGCGGATCATCAAAACCAACTCGCCTAGTGTTCTCCACTACCGCCGATGGAGCGAGCAGCCCGACGGAGCGGATGAGGATTGGCAATCAGGGGACAACCACAGTGCTTCCCGCTGCTAACTTGAACGCGATTGTTGCTAGAGCAAGAGATGGCGCATCTTCGGGTGGTCCTTTCTTGTATCTTGGGTATCACAGTGCAACAGACATAACAAACGGTACTTATTGTTATAGCGTAGCCACTAACGGCAACGTTCAAAATACTAACGGCAGCTATACCGCTATTTCTGACGCCAGGCTAAAAGAAAACATCGTTGATGCCAGTTCCCAATGGGATGACCTCAAGTCGATCAAGATCCGTAACTGGAACTTCAAAGAAGAAACCGGACACGAAACCCATCGTCAAATCGGTCCCATTGCCCAAGAGTTGGAGCAGGTTTGCCCCGGCTTGGTATTTGAAGCGCCTGACCTCGATGAAGACGGCAATGAAACCGGAGAAGTCACCAAAGGCGTCAACCAGTCCGTCCTCTACATGAAGGCGGTGAAGGCGCTGCAGGAAGCAATGGAGCGGATTGAGGTTCTCGAACAGCGCCTCACTGATGCTGGTATCGCCTAGACCTATTAGTCCTACTCACTAACCACCATCAACCAAAGGATTGACCCATGACACTTACTCGAATTAACGCAAACAGCATCACGGATGGCTCAATTATTGATGCTGACATCAACGCTTCTGCCGCCATTGCTGGCACCAAGATCAGCCCGGATTTTGGCAGCCAAACTATTCAAACTACTGGTGTTTTTAGCCACGCAGCAGGTGCAGTTGGAACGCCGTCGATCACATTTACTGGCGACCTAAACACCGGCATTTATAGTCCTGCAGCCGACACTATTGCGTTTGTTGAAGGCGGCGTAGAAGCCATGAGGATCGACTCCTCATCAAGAGTAGGGATTGGCACTACTAGCCCTGGCAGCAGGCTAGAGGTTGGAGGCGAGGCAGCACCACGAGTTGGCATTAACTCCACGGGATTAGGTACTCCTGGTTTGCTCTTTCAAGGCGCTGGCACGACGTATGGAAGCATTATTGAAAACACACAAAGTGGCGAACTTGCAATTAAGGCTGGGGCATCAGGCCAAAATAGTTACTTTATTACTTTTGGTACTAATGACGGCAGTGAAAAAGCCAGGCTAGATGCCTCGGGACGCTTGTTAGTTGGCACGTCTACTGCGCGTGTAAGGTTTTTTGGGGCAAACAACCAATCAGCACAATTTCAACTTGAAGGGAACGACTCGTTTACCGCCGCCGGAGCAATTACAAGAAACTCCAACGATGCCGACGCTCCAAGCCTAATCCTGTCAAAAGCTAGAAGCACAACATACACAGCAGTTCAATACGTTAACGGAAGCACTTCGGATGACAAAATTGGCCGAATTAGCTTTCAAGGTGCTGATGGCACGAATTTAATCGCTGCAGCAAGCATCGAGTGTTTTGTAGATGCGGCACCCGGCACTAACGATATGCCGGGCAGGCTAGTGTTCTCCACTACTAACGACGGAGCGAGCAGCCCGACTGAGAGGCTCAGAATTACTTCTGATGGAAGCCTTAGATCAAGCAATGTAGCGGGCAGTAACCTTGTCTGCATCAACAACGGGGTAAGCGGCGTCGCCCTCATTTATTTCCAAACAACAACTACCGAGCTTGGCAAAATCAGGATCAACGGCGCAGGTGTTGCCTATGACACTACCTCTGACTACCGCCTTAAAGAAAACGTCGAGCCAATTACGGGAGCCATTGATCGTGTTCAGGCTCTCAAACCTTGGCGGTTTAACTTTATCAGCCATCCAGATGTAACGGTTGACGGCTTCCTGGCGCACGAAGCGCAAGAGGTTGTACCAGAGGCTGTGGGTGGCACCAAGGACGAGGTGGATGCTGACGGCAAACCCGTCTACCAAGGCATCGACCAGTCCAAGCTGGTGCCGCTGCTGACCGCTGCTCTGCAGGAAGCCATTGGACGCATTGAAACCTTGGAGGCTGAAGTAGCAGCTCTCAAGGGCGCGTAGACCTACTCACTAAACCCCTTAAACTAATTCAGAAACGTTTCATTCCAATGTCTACTTCTTTTACTTGGCGCGTTGCAAACCTTGAACGCGAAACCAACGATGGTTATGTTTACACCATTCACTACACGGTGGATGCCAAAAACGATACTTACAGCGCTGGTGCTTACGGCTCTATTGGCCTTGAGCGCCCTGAAGGAGATCTGATCCCGTTCAGCGAGTTGACTGAGGACCAAGTGGTTATGGAGTGGCTGCTGCCTAAAATTGGCGAAGAAAAGGTCCAAGAGGTTCACGCAGCGCTTCAAGCTCAACTAGATGAGCAACGTCAACCCACTAAAGCTTCTGGGGTCCCGTGGTAAGCAAGAAAACCCTGAGCGGTAAACCAGTCCGCCTTCCTCCTAAACCCAAGCAAACGACCCAAGGTTCTAGCAAAAACAGCAAACCTAAAAAAGGTCAAAAAGCTTATCGAGGTCAGGGTAAGTAAAACCTTTAAAAACCTTTAATTCTATTTGCAGCCCTTGGAATAATCCTGGGGCTGTTTTGTTGTTAACGTTTAAAAAGAGTTTTGTTTTGTTATGCCGTTCAGTTCCGAAAAGCAAATGCGTTATATGTACTCTCAGAATCCTGAGATTGCTAAGCGTTGGTCTAAAGAAGCAAAAGCTGCAGGTAAGCCACAGATCCAAAAGGGTGGCAAGATGAAAAAAGGTTATAAAACCAAGTAATTATTATGCCAATCAAACGCGGCGGACAGACTCGTAGCAATGCGGGTCGCTACGCTCCTGAAGGTCAAGGAGCCACTCAACGAGGTCGTAATCTTCCGACCCCTAAAGGTAACGAACGGCCTATGCAAACGGCTCGGTTGCCTCGGGCCAATATGCCTGGCACTGTGA